AGTTGTGAAAGGTCCATATAGTTAATGACAACTTCATCCTCTACAAACTTTGAGCTTGATGTAGCCGAGTATATTGAAGAAGCTTTTGAGCGTTGTGGCTTAGAAGTTCGTACTGGCTATGACATTCAAACAGCTAAAAGGTCAATAAATATACTTTTGGCTGATTGGGCTAATAGGGGATTAAACCAATGGACTATTGAGCAAAGAACGCAAACTTTAACTTCTGGTACTGCGGAGTATAATTTAGATACAGATTTAATTGATGTATTAAATGCTGTAATTAGAAGAGGTTCTACAGATTTTACTATAAGTAGGATAGGTAGAGATCAATATTTAAATATACCAACAAAGTCTACCACTGGTAGACCTAGTCAATATTTTTTGGATAGGCAAATAACTCCAAAATTAAAGTTATGGTCTACACCAGAAAACAGTACAGATATTTTTGTTTATGATGCTTTGACTAGAATACAAGATGCTGATACTGCAAAAAACACTATGGAAGTACCCTTTAGGTTTTATCCATGTTTGACTGCTGGATTAGCATACTATTTAGCTATGAAAAGAGCACCAGACAGAGTGCAATTATTAAAGGCTATGTATGAAGAGGAGTTTGAAAGAGCGTCAGCAGAAGATCGTGATCGTTCTAACTTATCATTAACTCCTAGCAGTACATATTATGGTTTTGTATGAGTAGATATGCTTTAGGTAAAAAATCTAAATTTATATCAGACAGATCAGGGTTTGCTTTTCCATATCGTGAAAGAGTTATGGAATGGAATGGTAATGTTGTACATAGATCAGAGTATGAAGCAAAACACCCACAACTTACACCAAGAAAACCACCTTTTGAGCCACAAGCTTTGTACCAACCTAGACCACAAGAAACAGATGATAATAAGAAGTTTATAGTTTATACAAATACTGGTTTAGGTATAATCGGTGCAGAGTTAACAAGTTTTAGTGCTACAGCATCTTTAGGAACTGTAACGGTGAGTGTATCATGAGTTTTACATTAACAACATTAACACAATCAGTACAAGACTGGACAGAAAATGATGAGTCTACTTTTGTAGCAGAGATACCGTTTTTTATAAAAAACGCAGAAGAAAGAATATTTAAAACAGTTGATTTAGATTATTTTAGAAAAAATGTTGAGGGAACAACTACTGCTAGTAATAAGTTCTTACAAAAGCCAAGTGATTACATGGCTACTTTTTCTTTATCTTATGTAAATAGTAGTAATGAAAATGTGTTCCTTTTACAAAAAGATGTCAACTTTATACAAGAGTTTCATCCTGACCCCACTGTGACGGGAAATCCTAAATACTACGCACAGTTTGATGTTAATAATTTTATTTTAGCACCTACTCCGAGTAGTGCTTTAAGTGTTGAATTACATTATTATTATCGTCCAGCTTCACTTACAACAGATGATAGTGGAACAACTTGGATAAGTACAAATGCACCAGACGCTTTGTTATATGGTACGTTAATGGAAGCGTATACGTTTATGAAAGGCGAAAAAGACGTGTTAGACTTATACAATGGTAGGTTTTTAGAAGCACTTGGAAGACTCAAAAATTATGCAGAAGGTAGAAATTATTCTGACTCTTATCGAGAAGGCTTAGTTAGACAAAGGCAAACATGAGTAAAACTAAAAGTGTTGCGATTGTCGGTTTAGGCAATAGTTTTTGCGATTTTATTTTAGCAAAAATGAGAAGCGAAAAATTTGATGAAGTATGGGCTATAAACTCCATGTCTGGCATTATATATCATGATAAATGTTTTATGATGGATCCGCCCTCTAGGTTTTTGGATACACCTAATGCTGGAAAACAAACAAATGTTATGGCTGATAGATTAAAAACAAAACTTAATATCCCCATTTTTAGTTGTACTTTAGACAAAAGGTGTCCGGATGTTGTTGAGTTTCCTTTACAAGAAGTCATCCAAAAGACTGGATATGCTTATTTTAACAATACCGTCCCTTACGCTCTTGCTTATGCTATTACACAAAAAGTTACAAACTTACATTTATACGGTCTTGATTATACCCATAAAGCTATAAATTTTGCAGAGGCTGGGAAAGCTTGTTGTGAATTTTGGTTAGCGATAGCAATTTCAAAGAAAATTAAAATACATATAGCTAACAGTTCATCTTTACTTGATATGAATGTTCCCGACGATCAGAAGTTATATGGATATCATAGACTCGATGACCCTCTTGTTACTACAGCAACACAAGGCGAAATGTTAATAACTAGAAAATCAAAGTTAGAACCTCCAGAACCTTTGGATGCAACACCGAATATTATAGGTAGAGAAGATCTTCCAGGAATAACTTATGAGGAGAATAAAAATGTTTAATGTAAATGTTTCTGAAGTAGGAAGTGTAAATGTGCATACTTCCCATGATGGAGGATTAACAAACGAACAAGTGGCAGATTTATGTGTTGATAAAATAGTTACAATATCAGATCAAGCTCCTGACCACATTAGGCAACAAGCTAATCAATTTAAAGAGCATCTTAAAAAGGTAGTGTATAATTATTTGCTCTTGGCAAGAAGAGAAGAACGAGCTAGTATAGTTCACATATTAAGATCTAATGGTCAAAAAGAACTGGCTGAGTATATAAGGAGACTCTAATATGGCTATAACACAAGCAATGTGTAATTCCTTCAAGAAAGAGTTGTTAGAAGGAGAACACAATTTTAAAAATTCAGGTGGAGATGATTTTAAATTAGCACTTTTTGCAGAGGGAACTGGTGCAAAATCAGGAACCACAGCAACTCTTGGTTTTGGAACTACTGCCCTAGTTACAACTGGTGAGGTGCAATCTAGTGGTTCATATTCAACTGGTGGAGCTAGTTTAACAAGAGTAGACCCATCTGTTGCGACTGCTACTACTACACAAACTGCGTTTACTGATTTTGCTGATTTAAGTTTTACTACAGCTTCAATTACTGCAATGGGTGCGTTGATATATAACGATAAAGACTCTAATCATAGAGCAGTATGCGTTTTAGATTTTACATCTAATAAGACTTCAACATCTGGCACATTTACAATACAGTTTCCAACTGCTGACGCTTCTAACGCTATTATTCGTATAGCATAAAGTAAACCGTTATGGCTAACGGTTGGGGTCAAGGCACTTGGGGTGCTGTTGGTTGGGGAGGTATAGGTAATACCTCTTTTTCTGTAACTGGTGTTGCAGGAACATCTGCCGTTGGTGATGAAGGTGCAACTGGTACTTCAACTGTAATAGAAACTGGTTTAGAGGCAACTAGTTCTTTAGGAACAGTAATAGCTAGTAGTATTCATATTATAACAGTTTCTGGTGTACAAAGCACAGCTACTCTAAATAGTGCAACTGCTTCGATCCCTATATCTTTTGGTGTTACTGGTTTAGAAGCTACAACTGGATTTTTATCTGGTTGGGGTAGTTCTGCTTGGGGTGACCACATATGGGGTGGTGGTGTTTTTGCAGATGTAGGGCAAACAATCACACCAACTGGTTTTGAAGCACAAGCACAATTAACACTTCCCACAATAACTGGAACTGGTATATTTAGCGTCACTGGCGTACAAGGTGTTACTAGTGTAGGTGATGAAGCAACTACGCCACAATCAAGAGTGAGTGTAACGCAATCAGGTTTAACTGGATCAGTGGGTAATACCACAGAAACGGGAACAGCTTTATCTTCACCCACTGGTGTTTCTGCAACAACACTTATTGCTCAAAAATCTACATCTACAATTACTTTTACGGTAACTGTAGTAGGTGGTAATCCTTCTAATCATCCGTATCATGGTGTAGGTTCTGCAAATAAATTTGCAATTAATGGATCAACTGCAACAGCAGACGTTACTTTAAATTTATATGAAACTAATACTTATAGATTTGATCAAAGCCATTCTAGTAATGATGGACACCCATTAAGACTTAGTACCACAGAAAATGGAACGCATGGTGGTGGTTCAGAGTATACAACTGGTGTAACTACAAACGGAACACCTGGACAAGCTGGAGCATACACAGAAATTACTGTTGTTTCTGGAGCACCAGACTTACACTATTATTGCACTAATCATCCAAACATGGGTTATTTTGCTTACACCCCATTTATTGGTCCAGTATTAATTGGAACAACTGGAGCACCAGTTACAAACGTGACTGCGTTAACTTCTGCTTTAGGTAATGAAACTGTAATTGGCTCTGCTGGAGTAGCCCTTACATTAGCAGGAATGTCAATTTCAATAAACGATGTTGCAATATCTGGTGGTTCTGTGTTATCGTTAACGGGAGTTGTTGGAACAACAGCTACTGGTGAAGAACAAGTGTATAGTTTAATAGAACCAGACCAACTGGCTAATTGGATTGAAAGGGTGGCATAATGGCAACATATGGTAATAATCTAAGGCTAAAAGAAATAGCCACTGGTGATGAATCTGGAACATGGGGTACATCAACAAACACAAATTTAGAATTAATAGGTGAAGGTTTAGGTTTTGCAACAGTAACTTTTGGATCGGATGCTGATCTTACTGAAACGGTAGCCGATGGTTCATCTGACGGAGCTAGAGCTTTATTTATTAAAGTTGCTTCCTCAACTAATTTAACGGCAACAAGAACTTTGACAATAGCACCTAATGATATTAAAAGAGTGCATATAATTGAAAATGCAACTTCGGGGTCACAAAGTATAAATATATCACAAGGTCTTGGAGCTAATGTCACAATAGGCAATGGTGACACAAAGGTGGTATATTTAGATGGAGGGGGTGGTTCAGCGGCAGTTGTTGATGCTTTTGTAGATTTAGATTTATCAGGGGGATCGGTAAACGTAGGCACAGTTAAAACAAACTCTGGTGATATGACATTTGATTCTGCTGGAGATATTATACTTGATGCAGATGGTGCAGATATAATATTTAAAGATGCTGGAACAGCCATTGCACACTTAACTAACTCAAGCAGTGATTTTGTTATAGAAACAAAAGTGCAAGATAAAGATTTTATAATAAAGGGTGATGATGGTGGCTCCGGAATAACAGCATTGACAATAGATATGTCAAGTGCAGGAGCGGCGACATTTAATAATGATGTGACTGCTTTTTCTGATAAAAGGTTGAAAACTGATATAGAGCCCATAGCAAATGCTTTAGAAAAAGTTAAACAGATGCAAGGTGTTTACTATAAAAGAAATGATGTAGATAATGCAAAACAACAAGTTGGTGTTTTAGCACAAGATATGGAAACGGTTTTACCAGAAGTTGTACTAACTGCAGATGATGCAATGGAAACAAAATCAGTTGATTATGGTAAACTAACAGCAGTATTAATTGAAGCAATAAAACAACTTAGTGATGAAGTAACCCATTTAAAACAACAGATTATAAATGGAGGGTAATCAGTGACTATACCTAGTTCTGGACAATCCTTATCTTTTTCTGCATTAAGAACTGAATTTGTAGGTGGTTCTAGTGCAATAAGTCTTGGTGATCTTTACAGAGGTGGCTCAAACATTAGAGCAAAGCACCCAACTAATAATGCCACTAATGATGCGGCGAATGTGCCTGAAAGTGGTGCTTTAGATGTAAGTGATTTTTATGATCAAGGCAAAAGTTTTACCTTTACATATTCATCCTCTGGTACAGATCAAAACTTGTCTGATTTATTTGGATCTACTGATTATGGAGTGGACTATCCAAAGAACGTTGTAATCCCAGCTTCAATAACTCTGGGAACAGCTAGTACTTCTGAATATGCTCTTGAAGCAGATAGTGGAGGTGCTGGAACAATTACTATTACAAACAATGGTAATATAATAGGTGCAGGAGGAGCAGGAGGCTCTGCTGGAAGTGCTAATGGTGGAACTGGAGGTAATGGTTCTGCTGGAGGAGATGCTTTCAAAGCATCAGTAGCCGTTACCTTAGTTAATAATGGAAGCATGTTAGCTGGAGGCGGAGGTGGCTCTGGTGGTGGTGGCGGAGGTCAAGGTGGTGCTCTTCAACAACAATCACAACAACAGACTACCGCTCAACAAGGTCCTAGTTACCAAGCACCAGCGTCTGGTAATAAATGGACAAGATACCAACTTGAACCCGGAGCACCAACCACACCAGCGGCT